ACGCTCTGTCCACAATAGAAGACTAAGCGGAAGCCATCCTCAAAAGGGAAATAGCGCGAGCCAAGGATTGCATTCTTAATAGCTCCGATGTTGTAGCGCGGATCATTGCCATATAAGGAAAAGGCAATTGCTTTCATTTCAATAAATCTCGCAGGAGGACTTGATAGTCCTCGCTCTTGATGTAGAAGTCATAGGCCAAGGCATCCAATGAATAAACCTCACGAGCATTGACAGTGCGATAGCCCTCATCCCACTCGGCTTTGCCTGCTAGTGGATGGCAATGCTCGATGATGACTTGAGGCAGATAAACAAGGTTGCCAAGGTCTTCACCTAACTTCTTCCAAAAGTTGTCTAGGTATAAGTGGCGAAGTTTCGGTGGCACCATCCCGCCGAGGGCGCTGACGATGGCATTGGACATCATCACGGCAGTTGGCAGATTTTGGCCTTGGAGCAGGTCATCGCCATAAGCCAAGCCAGGGGCGGTGCCTATGGCTTTACTCAATGCAATATCCCAATCAGGTGTTCTGAATCTATGGTCATCGCCAATGAAGGTAAAGAACTCGTATTCATTGGCATACTTCTTGGCAGCGACATTGACAGGATAAGCCATTCCCCTTGTGGTGTTTTCAATCTCCAAGATGTATTCGACACCGACTGCGGTGCGATAATTGATTAGTTCCTCATCATCTTTGTCCACAACGAAGAGCAGGTCAGAGCGACAAGAGAACTGCCTGTGTGCTTGCAGAACTTCAACTGCATTCTTTGGCCTGCCTCTTGTTGGCACAAGCACTAGATTATTTTTCACTATCATTGATTTCCCCATAAATAGCGGTGTAAGCCGCCAAGTCGATGATGCTATCTTCGTGGTCAGGTGTCTGAATCAAACGAGCAATTTTGACAAGACATAAACACAAAGCGACCTGTGAAGCACTTATCTCTTTTTCAAGATAAACACTCCACAGGTCGGCGATGCGCTTGTGATTGATGTATGGGTCGCCATAAATATCTTGGCGATCCGTTGCGGTGAGGCGTTTAGCCTCATCCAAAATCTTCCCCGATTTCATTTTCTTACTTCTTACCGCGCCCAAACTCTGTTGCCTTTGGGTCTATGGCCTTTAATATCGGGCCAAGGAATGCTGCAACGAAGCAGGCAACATAATCCTTTAGAGGGCGCGATGGGTCTGCGAGGTAGAGAGCTGCGACTGAGGCTGCTCCTGCTCTTGCGTAGGTGCTACCAACTGCGATGAGTTTTTCTTTGTCGAGCATTTGCACTCCTTGAACTTAGGTCTGCCGAAGCCCACTATGAACACCGGCAGAGATGGAAGGACTTTCCCCCGATTTTTTACTTTGTAAGCGCGAATCTTACGACATACCTGACCGCCATTGCGTTGGTCGCCTTTGACATCAGGTGAGGTGTTGCCTTCGATGACGATGACAGTGCCATTGCCTTTGACTTCTTCAACGATACCGATGTGGGAGATGCGGTCAAGGCTATCATTTGGAAAATCAAAGAAGGCTAAGTCGCCAGGCATCGGCTCGGCGGTGGCGAGGTCTTGCCAACGCTTCGCAGAGGCGAACGCCTTTGCCCCTGCCGGTGTGTAGGTGCAATCAGGAATCTTCAAGCCAACTTGTTTGGCACACCAATTGACGAAGGCACCGCACCAAGGCTGATTCGCCTTCTGATACTTTGTTTCATTATCGGCAGGGCCTTCGATGTAGCCAATTTCTCCAACGGCGGTGGCGATAAATTTATCTGCTTGGCACATTTATTCTCCCGATTCAATCTTTGGTTGTTGCTTGGATTTTAGCCCATTGCCTGCCAACACTCCTGCCAATGATCCTGTCAGAAAAACAGTAAGCGTTGAAACTAAATCTATGAAGGCAGCATCATTTGGCGCTTGCTTCATAGGTTGTGTCACAAAGACCAGCGCCCACAATAAGGCAAAAACACTCATTGCAAAGACTAGAGCCAAGATGACTCCAATGGTGACAATGAGGCGAGCGTGTAACTCTTCAGGAGTTAGTCTTTTATGGCGTGACATCTTCGGGGATGAGGTCTTTTGTGCAGGTTCCTGTTGCTTCGCATTGTGGCGGGTTGCATTCAGGGTTTTGCCAGTTTTTGAAATCTTGGCACGGGTATCTGACCCATCCATCGTAACCACAACCGCTAAGACTTACGACTAGAAAGAAGGATGCGATATATCTCTTCAACTTGGCGTTCCAATCTGTCAACCGAGTCTTTTAGGCTTGAGCCACTGTTGGGCTTTAGTTCATTGAGGTAATGCTTGACAAGCCATTTGATGCCAAAGGCTATTGATCCGAAGATAGAGATGAGAGCAACGAAAAAGCCTGCCCAATCGGTTGGATTCATCTTATGGCACCAAGTAAAGAACGGAAACTGTGGTCGTGTTTGGTGATGCTGTCGCCGCATAGATTACACTTTTAGGCGGAACACTCAAATCAATGGTCGTGTTTTTGTCAAACTTAAATCCATTGGTAGAGCTAACATTACTTCCACCTAGAAAGCAAGGATGTGAATCATCGTTGTGCAATCTTACAAGACGATTTTCGCCATAGCTCTCAACTAGAATTTCAGCAGTTGAATTGACAGTGAGTTGCTTGCTTGAAGCCATTTTTCTCCTTCAGTAAGACCCCAATGTTTTCGAATTCGTCTATGTGGTCATCAATGGTGCGAGTGATGTCTTCACATTCGTAAATCATAAGAGGTTGACGAGTGACCTAGTTCTCCCCGAAGCGAGCTGAGTATAAACCTGAGTGGTGGCAACTGACGAGTGGCGCATTAAGTCGCGCACTGCCAAAAGGTCACCGCCTGATTTCTCAAGCATATTGGTTGCAAAGTAATGGCGACAGGCGTGGAAGGTTTTGACCTCAATGTTTAGGCGCTTCATCTCTGCGCTCGTCATCTTGGAAAGGCAATTGCTTGTCACATTCCACAGACGACCTTGGGTTTTATAGGAAAGAATTACCTCTGCCACCTTTTGGGCCACAGGAACCGACAAGTCAGTTCCGCCTTTGCCGGCAATTCTTAGAATGTAGCCATCATCTCTTTGCTCTAGGTCAATGCCTTTGAGGTTGGCAACTTCCATCGCCCTAAGTCCTGCCGAGCATCCGATGATGAACCAATCGCGCATTGGTTGCTTGGCTTCGCTCATCACAAGCCTTGCTTCATTTGGCGTTAGTGGGTGCGGTAGCCCGCGAGATTTGCGAACAGGTGGAAGGTCAAGATAACAGTTGTTAGAAATGACACCCATCTTGTTTAAGGTCTTAAATAAGGATCGGAAGCGAGCTGCGTAGGTGCCTTTTGTTGAAACGGCCTTTGGCACCATCACGGCTGCCATTATGTCCTCAACAGTTGCGATTTGAGGATGAACCCCCATTCTTACCAGGAGGTTGTAATCATTGCGAAACAGAGCCATTGAAAAGCCCTGCATTTGATACCGAGCAAGGAGTTTTTCCTTGATGGTTTCCATCTCTGTAAGTTCCATAGCCCAAGACTAGCCTATGGTGTCAACCACAATCGCACACGATTGTGCCGAGGCTAGAATAATCCCCTTGCCAAGCTGAAGCATCGTAGCGGATAGCGCACAATCCACAGGACTTAAATGGGCTGCGCCTGCTGGTGGTGGAAAAGTGCTTCAAGTTGTAAGTGCGACTTATTCAACTGAAACGAGCACGACTTCAGCCACTTTTACTGATACGAATTTAAGTGCATCAATTACGCCATCTTCTTCAAGTAGTAAAGTTTTAGTTCTAATATCTCAAACTTTTTATACAACTAGAAATAGTGATGAGTGTGGCGGACATTCACAATTATTACGAGGCGCTACTCAATTAGTTGAACACGGGCCGAGACTTTCTTATGTGAGACAAACAGGCGCAAGCCTTACTGAAACGGGAGCAATTGACAATTATGCTTATCTTGATTCTCCTGCTACCACTTCTTCGACTACTTACAAAACACAAATGAGAGTCAAAAACGCGGCTGATAATTCAACAATTAGAAGTTCAAATGATAATAATTTATCTTCAATTATATTATTAGAGATAGGTGCATAATGAATCATTCAGAAAAAGTAAAAGCAATTCAATCAATTAGACCTAATGCTGAATTTACTTTACAAGGTCTTGAATTAACTTGGCTTGATAAAACACAAACACAGCCAACAGATGCAGAAATTGAAGAAGGTTGGATTTCTTATCAAACGGCACAGCAAGCCGAAGAAGAAGCCAAAGCCCAAGCCAAAGCCTCAGCCGAAGCCAAGTTAGCAGCCCTAGGTCTAACCGCCGATGATCTGAAAGCCTTGGGCCTTTAGAACAATCCTCTGAGATTGTGCCGAAGTTTGTAGCGGATTCTGCGGAAACGACAGGCTTGAAGTGGGCTGCGCCTGCTAGTGGTGGTGGTTTAGTTTTTATTACTTCAAATACTTTTTCTGGTTCTTCTGGTGTAAATATTAATAATTGTTTTACCTCAACTTATGATAATTACATAATAATTTTGGGGCGCGCCACTTCTTCAGGCGGAGCAAATGTTGAGATGCGTTTAAGGGTTAGCGGCGCAGATGCTACCGCAGGCAATTATGTGCGCCAATTATTAAATGCAAGCAGCTCAACCTTAGTAGGTCAAAGAGACACTAACCAAACTCAATGGTCGCAAATTGCTACAGCGCCAGCCACAACTGAAAATAGTTTTATGTTTTTTAAGATATTTAATCCAGCCAGAACAGTAGCTACATACGCGACTAGCGAACATAATGACGGCGAAACAGGAAATGGTTTAGTTTTGGCTCACCGAACATTCACACATACATTAACTACTGCCTATGATGGTTTTACAATTTATCCATCTTCAGGAACTTTTAGTGGAACTGTCCGCGTCTATGGCTTAGCAAATAGTTAGGAATAATAATGGAAAAAATAGTTGAAGTATGGGCTGATACAGGAATAGTCGTTGAAAGAGATTTAACCGCTAAAGAAATCGCTCAGCGCGAAGCAGATGCAGTTGCTTTTGCTGCACAGAAAGCGCTAGATGATGCAGCAGCACAGGCTAAGGCAGATGCTAAGGCAGCAGCCGAAGCTAAACTAGCAGCACTTGGCTTAACCGCAGATGATCTGAAAGCCCTAGGCCTTTAGCACAATCCCTCAAGATTATGCTAGAAGCAGTTTAGCCTCTTCCTCAGTAATCCCTAAGCGATCAAGAAGGGCTGCCTTTTGGGTGGCCTTTGCTGAATCCTGCTCTGCCTTCCAAGCATCATACTGAGCAAAGCCAGCCTCAAATTGTGCTTTAGTAATTGGCTGACATTCAATAAACTGTATGCCTTCATATTCCTCACCATATTGCACATAACCGCCATTAGGAATAAGCATTGATAAAACTTCATAAGATTTTGCCATTATGCACCAATTTCCATTAAAGTAATGTTTGAAGGGCAAGCACCATTCCAATTGCTTGTTCCGCTATTAGCAGTAGAAGTTATGTTAGCTTGCAATTTGTATGTTGTCGCTGAAGTAGTTGCAGGGCTGTCTAAATGATGAATTGTGCAATTGTGAGAAAGTTCAACATATGTTGCGCCTGTGATTTCCAAACGCCCAACGCTTTCAGCGCCGCCTTGAATTTCAGTTGCACCTCTAAATAATTTGTAATTTACTGCTTGGGCGGTGCTTGAACGCCTAAAATTGCAATGACCGCTTACAATTACCAAAATCTTAGAAGTCGCTAATGTTGGCGTAATTGTTGCTGTTATGCCTGTGTCAGTAGGAGTTGTGGTCGCTATTGTTGTTGTTGATGAAGTGGTAGCACTTACAACCTGCAACACCTTTCCACCACCAGCAGGTGCAGCCCACTTTAATCCTGTGGTTTCCGCAGAATCCGCTACAAGTGTGTAGCCATTTGTGCCAACGGGGAGGTTGTCGAAGGTCGCGTTGCCTGTGCCTACAATTAGGTCACCTTTGGCTGTTATCTCTGTGGCCATCGAGTTGGTGATTGTGACAGTTCCCGAAGTTCCGCCACCTGAGATTCCTGTTCCTGCGGTGACACCTTCGATGTCGCCCGAAGCAGGTGTTGCGAATTGGAAGAAGATAGCTGCGCTTGCGCTAGTGAAGCGAAGAACGCCACCTTGATTCTGAGCAAGAGCAAGTGATCCTGATGTTGTCACAGTTGCGGTTCCTGCGGTGATTGTGCAAACGCCTGCGCCTAAATTGATTATTGTGACAATGTCACCTGCTGCAAACAATCCTGTATTCACAGTGATTGTTGTTGCGCTGCCATTGCTCATTGATATAGCAGTGCCGGCATCGGCAGCCACTAGAACATAAGAGGCAACCTTTGCACTTGCATCGCCACCAAGCATTGCAGTCTGTTGCAATGATGTCATTTGCGCAGCCGTCAAGACCTGACCGGTCGTGAAGGTTTGTTTAGCCATTTCTTCTCCTTAGTATGAAAGAACTCCCACAGTTCCATCAAGCAGACCTTGGATTGTGGAATCCAAGATGAATGCCTGAATTATAGGCTCTGCGGTGAGGAAGCGTGTTGTCCAAGTGTTCGGCGTGATGTCGTGCTGAATACCTTGAACGAATAACTCAAGGGTAAAGGTTGAGGATGCCTGACCTGTCTTGGTGACATTTATCAGGGTGAACAAATCTGATTCAAGGCCTGCCACAATGCGATTTGAGGCAGTCGAATCCATAAGATTTAAGCCAATGGAATCAATGCGAAGCAGGGCATTTTCGCGGGCATTTAGAAGCATTGAAGCTTGGTCTAAGGCCTCGGCATCGGTCTGCATTAGAAGGTCAGAGCGCGATCCTGAGTGAATGAAGAATGTTTCTATCGAGCTAGTTGATTGAACATTTTGGGCAACTCCGCCAAGGCGGGTGACAGTTATATCGTTGAAAATCTGTGTGTCATCGTAGGCAAAGTCAATGCTTTGATAGGAGATATTTGTGCCATCATCATTGAACAATAAAGGCGTTTCATCAGCCTTTTCTGAAACTGTGGTTCTTGATAGAAATACTGCGTTGCCTTCGTCATCAATAAAGAAGCCACCAAGTTCGCTTTGCTCTATTGTCTGACAGGCTCCAAGCAAGGTGCGATTTGTGCCAGGGTCGGCTTGCACTAGCGTATCGCCTACATCAATCAGTCTTTGACTTACAGGGAAACTTGCAATATCGAGCAAGTTCTCAATGCGCGCCCCCGTGGTTTGACCGGCGGATGAACCCGCAACAGTCGTGATGT